CGCTATTTTTTCAATAGGAACTTCAACTATCAGATTTTTTATATCCTCATAAGGATTAAAATCATAAAACTTTACGTTTGTAGTTTGATGTGTTTTTGAAAATTTATATACTCGACCAGTCTCTTTTTGAGTTCTAGATAATTTAATAGTCGCTTTTAAAACGGCATTTCCTTCCTTCTTTTTAATAAAGTAAAATACGCATGTTTTAATAGATGTATGTGTAAATATGCCGGAAGGTAGATATATTATTTCCTTTAAATCACATGTTTTCAACAAATACTCTCTAATATAAACTAATGTTTTATTTGTTTTGGAGAATAAATCTTGACCATCCGGCAACACTACGGCGCATTTACCATTAATCTTCAGCATATAAATGATAGCCTGAATAAACAATGAAACGGCATTATCAGTTTTGATAGGAACATATTCACTCTTCAATGGACTTTGAAAATCGTCATAATGTAATCCTTTAATTCCAAATGGAGGATTAGCAAGAATATTATCAAACTTTCGTGTTATAGGAACTCTAATACTATCACCCCTGTCTAAGTTTTCGAACATATGGCCTGATGAGATTAACATATTTGAAACAGCTAATTGATATGTATCTGGTTCTAATTCCTTACCATACAAACCTTCTGTTTTAATGAAATCCCAATCAGGTTCAATGTTTTTAGCTTCGGCCTGCTGCATAATAACTTGTAAATATGAAATTAAGAAACCAGCCGTACCCATAGCAGGATCGCAGCACGTATCAATCTTTCCATCAGGATGTATTTGCGGATTTATTAACTGTACCATCATTTTCTTGACTAATGGCTGCGTAAAGTACTGCCCTAATACTTTGCCCGTCATAATATCTTGAATAACTTCTTCATAAGCATTACCTAATATATCATATCTAGTATTAGCTAAATTTAATACAATAAGTTTATCAATTAATTTCTTATACGTTGATTGATATTGTATATCAAACCCCTTACCGCTTAAGAATACATTTTTTGTAGTATGATGAACTGATAAAATATCATCCCATAAAAATTTCATAATAATAGATATATTATCTTCCTTTTCTTCGGCTAATTTACTAAAACGAGCTATTTCTAATAATTTACGTCTATGGTCTTCAACCATATCATCTTCGATATGGCTAAAATCATATTTGTAGTCATCAATATTAATACCATTACCAAAGCGAGGCTCAATTAATTTTAATATTATTAAATACGACATATTTCTTAATGCTTTATCACCAGTCAAACCTTCATTATCACGCAATATGTTTAAGCAACTCTTGAAAACGTTTGTCAGTTGAGATTTATTATCATTTTTAGATTCAGTTGCCTGAACCATTTGCTGTATAGCGGTTATTGATATGCAAGGCGCCTTTTTGTTCTTATGGCGCATAAAATCGATTTTCTGAACGAATTCCTTTTTGCACAAATCGCATGAATATTTCGTCATGGTTATACTTTGTAAGTATTTATTTCTTTATAATATATTACATAAAATATATTTTCAATTTTAATAATTAAAGAAAAAAATACTTATATATATTAAGAACAGGATTAAGAGAGAGAATGCGTATATGCTTTAATACCAACTCGCTTTTTCTTATTAGGTATAATATCTCGTAAATCTTTAACATTATAATAGTCAACCCATAACCCCTGCGGTGGAAATAAATTGTCTATTTTACATAATTTATCTATTACAACGGCCAAATCTAAATAATATTTTCGTATATCAGAGACCTTATTCAAATATTCGCAAACTTTGATTTTACACATTTCTAAATCATAATAATTGCGTTCTATGCTTAAATATTCAATCCAGTTTGAAAATTGCCCCTTGAATGCTATTTCGGGGTCTCTAGGTAAGCTATTTTTTTCACATAATTCATAATAACTTGACTTACTCTTAAGATTTAAACCAGCAATTATTTTTCGCGCTTTCTCGTATGTCATTCCGATTATAGATCTGCTTATAGTTTTTAATCGCAAATCTTCCGTTAATTCTTGCGTTAGTTTGTCATTATGTTCTTTATTTGAGTCACTTTTATATTGTATCCGCGCCGGAATATTTATTTTATAAACCTTTATTTTTTGCGTGATAGTTTCATCTTCCAATCCCATTTGATAAATAATTTCACGCACTTTTTTAAAATCTGATTTTTCATAATCTAACCAATCGCTATTTAAAATAGGTATAATAATTTTAGCCATTTTATCAGGTTCGTCTTTATTCTTTCTAATAGCCCTTAATGCTGATTGAACGATGCGTATGTTTGATGTCATATTTTCCGCAAACACAACCCCATCTAATAAGGGACAATTCCATCCCTCACTTAAACAATACACACACGTGATTATTCCATATTTAGCATTTATAAAATTGTTCATTATATTTTTTTGTTCATTTGTATTTGTTTCACTATGATAACTCGAATAATAAACAGGAATATCAAAATAAGTTTCTAAAAGCATTTTTATATACTCTACGATTTTAGCGGAATTATTTCTATTATTTGAGTATATTAATAAATGATGTGAATGTCCATCTATTATACTTTTCAGAGCTGAAAATGCACTCAAGAATAGGACTTTATTGATTTTGGTTTTATTACTAGTTATTTGTGTTTCTAATAAGTCTAATTGTTCATGGTCTGTAACAATAGTTTGAATAACGTAATCACATATTATATTTTCATTAATTGCCCACAGTAATCCTTTTTTATCAATTATCTCACCGAAATATTCGACGTTATCGTTTGAAATAACATCGCTAAAACCCTCGATTTGTTTAATTGTTGCTGTTAATGATAATTGCTTAGTTGAAGGTACATTTAATATATGTATATATTTTTTATCAGTATCGGACATTTTCATATTACTAGTGGTTAAATGATGAGCCTCATCTAATATTTTCATATCAAATATAAAGTCTATTTCTCGAGCCGATTTAAATATTTTGTAAGATGATGCATACGTTGTTATTATAATAGAATTATTTCGATTATTACTTAAAAATTCCTTTACGGTTTTCGATACAACACCAGTTGAAATAATTAAACATGGAATATTATGAAATAATAAATTAACTACTTCTCTCCATTGGTATAGCAAAGATTTGTTAGGAACGCCTATAAGAACTGTATTTAATTTTAAATGCTGTGTAATCCATAAAGATATTAATGTTTTACCCACGCCACAAATTAATATAAGCATGCCTTTATCATGTTGTTGAAAATAATCTACTGATTTTTCAATAATATTCGTTTGGTAATTTCTTGGATTATAATGCTTTTTTATTTCTAATTCGTTGGGTTTTTCTAGCTCCTTTAATTCTATTGCTGACATTCTTAAAGCATTTAGCCATGATTGAATATTTATTTTTTTCATTGTTTGTCGCACTCTATTACATCTAACTAAATCGCTTATTTCTTGTTTATTCAGTCTTTTGTAATTAACTCCGATTTTATTCAAATAAGGTTCGATTAGGTTAATAACGGCTTTATCATAAAATTCAGTACCTGCGTCGTATCTAATATTTAAGGCGCGAAATTCATACTGCAGTAAACGTTCTATAATACTTAGTTTTTTGATAGGTATTTCAAAAACAATCTCGAAATATCCTCTGGTGATTTCGCCCGTTGAATATTGAGAATCACGTTCTGGTATGCATGATGTTTTCCCCATTTTACATGCATCGGAATAAGATGAGTGATTTCTAACATATATATAACCCTTATCATACATTCTAGCGTGGGTGGTTTACTGTAATATATATTATTAAATCAATTTTAGACTATTAAATTTATTTTTAGTATATTTAATAATATATAAGAAGTTGATGTTATAAAACAATCAAATGATACTAATAGATGATATAATATTGGCAACTGTGATAGGATGTGTTGTCTTATTAGTTACAGTATTATCATCTGGTATAGCGTGTTTTCTGGGGTTATTAATAAGTTGCGGCAGTGTAAAATCAATATCAGGAGGAGCTGCTTCTAAAAAATCATCGGCAAAAAAAACATCGTCTAAAAAAGAATCTTCTAAAAAGGAATCGACAAAGAAAAAATCACAAAAAGATGATTTAAAAAATATAGATAAGCTTGGGATAAGATTAAAGGAATACACTGATAGGCGCGAAATATACAAACCAAAATATTCAGATGAATATATAATAACCCCATTTAGTAAAGAACGAACAGAACAAATAAAATATTATTTAGACAGGGCGAAACAATTGTATAAAAAAGAAAAAGCCGACGAAAGTGTATTTAACTTAGGACTTGATTCATTTAGCGAATATGACTTAATACAAAAAGATAAGAACAATGTTAAAGAAATCATGGATAAATTATTTAATATACGACATCTAGATGATATATATATAGAAACGGATAAAACTGCATCATCTGGATATGGTATTAAAGAAATTGAGTATTTTGCCAACCCAGAACAAATGTCCGAAGAAGAACTTAAAACAAATCTTGACAAAGTTATAGACTTATGTATAATCGAATCAGTTAGGCCTTTGAATAAAAATGAATTGAATGAATTAAACGCCTTCACGAAAGATTTTAATTCGGGGAAACTAATTAAACCAGAAATGAAAATACATTTTTATGATAAGTCTACACAAACCGTGGCAAATTGTAATGCTAAATCCATGAATAGAAAATATTCGGATACCTTTAAAAAATTACACTGGGGGCAACGTAAGCTGTTATTATCCGAGATTGATTTTTTTAATAGGGTATCGCAAAATATAGGAATTGATAAATTTAAAGATAATAAAATTTCTCTTGTATATCCGGGAGCCGCACATGGTCACCATTTATTAATAGAAATGGAAATGTATCCTAATTTAGTACTTTATTTATGGGACCCCGCCAAGTATATAAAAATACTCTACATGGTTGATTTCATACGAAGGGGGTTAGAAATAACATTCTCACACACACCCGAAGAAATGGCCGAAGCTAAAAAATATGAAGGGCGGGTCTATATTAATATGGAATTGCCGAATGATATATATTTAACATATCACAATAATGCAACTACCGGAAATATATCAGATAATTATGGACCGGAATATGGATTTTTTACTAAAAAATCGGCAGAACATTATCTAAAACATAGAGAGAAAACGTCTGATAAATCAATTTCGTTATTCTGCTCCGATATAAGACTATTTACTGATGTAAATGCTAGTGAATTTATGATTGAAAATAATATTAAAGGTCTGAGTAACTTGCCATCTGTTATGATTGCATATGAACAAAGTAGGCATCAAAATTATATACGCGATATGAATTTACAAAAGGACTGGATGAAATTCATTAAAGCGGATTACGGGTTGTTTAAATTTAAACTCAAGACTAAAAAGTATTCATCCGTTACATATTCACAGTATGAATACTATGATGGTGATATAATATTACAAGCGTGGGCCCCTGTATCATCAACTGAAACGCGATTATTTGTTACTCCAAATCATAAGGACAAAGCATATTATAATGTATCAAAATACACTAATCAATTAAATACGTTTAACCAAATAATGAGAGTAAATGATATGAGTCATATCAAACTAAAAGATTTGGGTATGGAGATTAATGATAAAGATTGCACTATAGGTGATATATGGTTTATGTTTTTACCAAGACATAAAATTGGCATGGATACAATTTTAGAAACATATATCTTATATGATTATTTATGCATTTATAAAGATATCAAAAAAATAAAAAGCACTGATATACAACTGATGATTTCAGATATAACTCAAACATGTTTAGACCCTGGTATTGTTAAGGGAATACTTGGATATTTAGATGATAATATTGACGCCGAACAAATATTAGATAGTAGAAAGGAATATCATGAAAGTTTTAATTCAAGATTAGATTATAATTCGGCGCGAGGCGATAATAAAATATGCAATATTAAACGATTCGATAAATTTCGAAAATATTAAATTTGTTCAATAATTTTATTGAACAAAATATATTTTTCTTTATTTTTTTTTAAATAAACACGATATTAATATAATAATAATGTTTTTAATAGACGATTTAATATTAGCTGTCATCGTGGCATGCGTAGTTTTATTAGTTCTTGTATTTTCGTCAGCAATGGCGTGTTTTCTGGGTTTATTGGTAGGGTGTTACAATATTAAACCTAATGTTTCTACAGGAGGCATGACAGGAGATGAACCTACTGAAGAAAAATCACCTGAAAGTCTACCAACGGAAGAAAATAAAATAGAATTGAAAGAATATGTTAATAGAAACATGACGTATTCTCCTAATTATATGGGTGAATACGACAGTAAACCATTCGATAAAGAAAAGAAAGAAAGAATGAAAGCATATTTACAAAAAGCAAAAGATATATGTAAAAAGGCAGGCCTCGACCCCAGTTTATTTGAACTAGGAGAAGAATCATTTATGGAATATACC